TCATTTAGTTTTTATCATCTGCAGCTTTGCAGCCGTGTGCCGCGCTCGTGCGTAGATCTGCGGCAGTCTGCGGGTGATCGTGCTCCGCGCCATGTCCAGCTCCACAGCGACGTCAATCTGCGGTGTCTTGTCCATGACATAGCGCCGGACGATCTCCGCGTCCTGCTCACTGTAACCTGCCTGTGCTATGATCTGCTCCCACTCGCCTTGCAGCAGGCCGGTCAAGTCATCCGGAATCCGCACCCTCGCGCTGATCGTCACCACCTCCAATCCGGGTGGCGCGGCACACGGGGCACTACTGCTTATGATTCAGAATGGGAATGTTCCCCTTGTTGCTGACATCCAGCCCGAGCGCCTTTGCGATGTCGCGAATTTTAATATAATTCGTGCCGTCCTTTAAGATCCGTTCGACCTCGATCTCTTTTCCGTCAATGATCATCTTTGCCTTTGTTACCACTTCGTCCACCTCCTCCAAGAGCTTCTTAAAGTCCGCCCATTTCTTTTCGTCAATCAGCGGCAGCGGACACAGCTTCATCGAAATGTCGTAGTGCCGGATTGCGGCCTGCACGCCCGGCAGCTGCTTCAGCAGCATTTGATACAGACGCGCAGCGTTGCGCATCGTCGCCTCCGGGATGTAGTACTTGCCAGAAGCGTCCGTGTGGCTCACCATCTCGATACTGACGGTGTTGTAGTTGCCGTACACCTTGCCGAATTTGCCGCTCCTGCCGTCGCCCACGGCCCAGGCCACCACATCCAGCGGCACACACTGGTAAACGGTGTCGCCCTCATCTACCACGAAATGTGCCGAAGCAGCGCGTCCCTCGCTGCCGTTGGCAAAGTATCGGGCGTTCCCGAGCGCCGTTGCATGCTGGCCAGTGTTTGCAGTGTAGTGGAACACGATGGCCCGGATGGCCGAGAGCGGACGCTTGCCGCCCACTCTCGTTGCCCGGATGGTATCGTTAATTTTCAGTGCCATTGCTGCCTCCATAAAGCTCATGGTGGAGCGTCAGCACCGCAGATTCAATCATTTTATCCACGGTATCAGAATCAAACTTGATGCCTCTCTCGGCGAGGTAGTGCAGCACATACGCTTTTTTCTCGGCGCCCTCGTTGGCATTGTAAAGCTGCTCCGCCGCCTTTACCGCAATCTCCACATACGCCTGCCACTTTTTGAGCTTGTCCGCGCCGACGCGCTCCTTGATCCACGGGATCAAAAATGCCGATACCAGCGCCGAGATCAGCGCGATCACTGCCGAAATGATTTCTGTGTAGTCCATAGTTTTCTCCTTTCAGTCCTTGAGCACGATCTCCAAAAACCGTGCCTTTTCCTCTGCCGTATACGTTTCCGGCAGGCTCTTGATGTACTCGATCGCATACTTGCTGCGGTTCTCATTCTTTGCCTTCCAGAGGTAAAACATCCCAATCGCCGTCGAAAATCCGATGACTGCCAGCGTGACCTCCACGCTCAGCACGCCGAGCACATTCAGGGCAATGCAAACGACGCTTGCCGCCGCGCTGCCAATCAGCAGCTTCTTCGAAGTCTCCATCACACGATCCCCGCATGAGCCAGCGCGAAGCCGACCAGCGCCCCAACAATGGCCGTCACGACCGCCTTGACCAGCGCCTCCCATTTCCCGCCCGGAATGGCCTTGAGGCTCTTCACGTCGTCCTTGATCTCGCTGACATTGGCCTCGATTGTCTCCTGCTTTGTCGCCAGCACCTCTACCGAGGTCGCCAGCTGATGCAGTGCCCGGTTGTCCTCCTCTAGGTCGTTGATGCGGTGCGTGTTGCTCTTGGAGCGCTGGTCGATCTCCACGATCTTTGCCTGAATTCCATCGTCCATCTCTTTTCTCCTTTATACTTCGGTAAAATACAGCCCCACCAGCTCATGAGGCAGGAACTGAAGCGTCACCTTGCCGCCCGGCTGCTCGCCCGTCCGTTCGCAGCGGTAGAGCTTTCCGTCCTCCGGATCGGTGTAATACAGGCCGTAGGTGTACTCCATGCCTTTTGCGGCTGGAATGGGGTCCTCCTGTGTGCCTGTGTGCTCCTCGTCGATGACCGTAAACATTGCCGGTGTCTTGTCCGGCTCCCAACCTTCCTGCGTCGTGTGCGCCTGTCCTTCGTTGACGCGGAACAGCCTGTCCGTGCCATTGACCGGAAACACAAGTCGGTCGCCCGCTTTGATGACCAGATCAGGTTCCCAGCGTCGGTAAAGCTCCATTGCCTTTAGCGCGTCTGCATCCGTCAGACTGGCTGAAGCCTTGACGATATATGGACGTAATGCTCTAGCCCTTTCTGTGTAGGTCATCATTCCGCCTCCCCAAATATGATTCCTAGTGCCGTCTCAGCGTCTTGCAAACGTTCTTCTGTAGTCATCTCCGGTGCTTCAATCGGTGTTTCCGTCTCTGTGTAGGTATACGGTGCATCCTCAACATCGATAGCCTCTGCATATTCCACGCCAGTCTCAGTCTGCCGAATCATCATTCCTGCATCGGAATAGGTGCGATAGAGCTTTACGCCGTCTTTGCGTTGTACATAAAATTCTCGCTGGATCATCTTTACACCCCCACGATATAGCTTGCATAGGTTGACCAGTTCGTTGCCGCTTTCCATTCGTCAACAAGCGATGCTGGAACACGGATTTGACAGTCCGAAGCAATATTAATAAAAGCATTGGTACTTGCAAGCGTCGGGACGGATGTATGGATACTGAAATCATAGAAAGCAACGCTATAGCAAGAGCTGAATGAATAGTTGCCAATACTTGTTACACTATTTGGAATTGTGATTGACGCAAGAGAATAGCAAGAGTTGAATACATAGTTGCCAATACTTGTTACACTATTTGAAAGCTCGATTTTCTGAACACTGTTTCGATAAACATAGTTGCGAGCGTCTGGACTAGATGAATACAGAAGGATTGCACTAAATTGATTGAACACTGAAGTCCCATAAAACCCCATTGTTCCATCCACCGTCAGCTTTATTGTATACTCACCCGCTGCAGCATAAGCATGATTTGGTGTCCACTTCACCGTCGATGTGCTTGTTCCCGTCAGCGTATCGGGTGTGGTTCCATCTCCCCAGTCCACTGTGACTGTGCCATTTGGACAAACACCAAGCATCGGAGATGTGCGCCCTTCTTCCAGACGAATATAGATTCTGGTTTTGCCGTCATCCGTGATATACATAGCTCCGACATTCATTTTGCGATTTGTAGTCTTGAGGTCAGCCAGTGACCAGTTCCAGCCCTGACAGACAAGCCCATCATGTGATGGATAGTCCGGCAGAGCGGTCTTTGTTGCCAGCTCTTCCAGCGTCCATGATGTGACAATCGTGCCGTCATAGTCGTAAAATGTAATGTCACCTGGTGCGCCAGCTACGGAGCCGCCTCCAGTCTGAATGTTCCCAATGGCCGTCACAAATCCGTCCGGGTAGACCAGTGGGTCAGATGTGCCGCCCTTCTCCCGGATAGCTGACGCAACCTTTGTCAGGTCGGTTGTATTTGTCAAAAGCTCTGCCATCAGAAGCTACCTCCATTCGCGTTTGCGATCTCTACAGCCGCCCATGTGCCGGACACAACACGCAGGAATTTTCCATTGTCCGAAGTAGTGACCGTGGGCAGCTCCTTCGTGCCCCATGCGACCTTGTTGTTTTGAACGTCAGACACCGCCTGATCGATCTCTGCGCCGGTGTGCGCGCTATTGTATTGGTCTGCCATAAAATCACTCCTTCATGCAGAGAAATTCCCTGCCGTCTGCCGTCAGCATGGTCTTGGTCGTGCCGGACGGCACAAAACCATAGTTATCATTCCAGCTTCCGTCCGCGCCCTGTGCGTAGAGGGAGATTCGATATTCTCCATCACCGCTCAAGAGAAAATCGTCGTAGACCTCAAAGGTTCGCTCCGTCCCCGCCGGGGTCTGGGAAAAGGACGCAATGAGCGCCCCTTTCCCTCGCCCCCAGTCCTCGCCGGTTTTTGTCGCGCGGCATTCAAAGGCCGTGTAGGCGATGTCCGACGAGAATTTAACGGTGATGGAATCGTACCCGGAGACTGCCGAAATCTTATTCCCCGTGATGGTGAACGTCAGTCCCGGCGCGGCCATTATGCCACGCTCCAAGTCCCGGCAGCGTTCTTCACAAAGACCTTGATGATCTTCGTGCCGTCGCCGGAGGATGCCGTCGCAAGGTCAGCGCCCTTGATGGTGACATCAATCGCTGTGGCCTTCTTGTAGCCGCCCTTGCTGCCGCTGGTGTTTGTGGAGCCGCCAGTGGTCGGGATCTGCGTGCCGGCGTCGTGGAGGCTGCTGGTGCTCGGCACGACACGCACAGTGTATTCCTCGAAGTCCACGTCGCAGGTGAAGGAGAACGCGCAGGTGTCGAAGCCGGTAACTTTGGAGATCCTGGTCTTGTCGGGGCCAGTGATCGTGACCACCGGAACCGCAGTGTTGACCGTGATGGAAGCTGTGACCGCAGCCGTTTCGTTGCCGACGTCGTCCCGCACCTTGATATGTACGGTTTTCAGTCCATCGCCTTCCGTCAGGATGATGGACTTGCTGGCCGCGAAGGTTTCCCACGATGCATCCTCTTCCGTTGCAGCCGCTTTGATGCCCCAGATCTTCATCTGGTAGCCGGTCTTGGCTTCATCCGTCAGCGTGATCGTTGCGGTGACGGTGTTGCTGGTTGCATACGTCGCGCCGCTGTTGAGCTTCAGTGTCAACCCAGACGGTGCAAGAGTATCAAGAATTAGATTGAAAAAACTTGCCATAGGTTATGCCCCTTTCTTTTCGCTCAGTTCGATGTATAAATATCCGCCCGGGCGGGTATAGATGGGGTCTTCGCCGATGCAGGCATTCTTGATGCCCATCTCACCGACAAACAACTCCTTGAGCTGTTCTTCTCCGACTGTGATCATTCCGTCACCCCCGAATCAGATACAGTGTCTTCGCGTCCTTGACGGCCAGCGCGTCATATTCCGCCCGGTCGAGGACTGCAATAATGTTGATCTGCGCGGATGAGACGTTGCCGCCGCCACTGCCGCCGGGTGACACCCGCAAGGGCGGCAGGTTGAATTGGATATTCGGCTTCCCGCCGATATCAAAGCGGATCATCACAGCACCACCTTACTGATGGAATCGCTTACGCGGATGCCCTCAATGCTGGTACCGATGACAACCGGCTCCGCGCCGGCGAATTTGATGCGAATCTGGACGGCCTGAGAAGCGCTTTTGAACTGAAAGGTTTCCTCCTGCGTCAGAGGGAACAGGAAATTCCCATCCTCGTCCGTTGTCACCTCGCCGGGGTAGGTCTTCCGCAGCTTGCCGACGATGAACTCGATCATTTCAATCTTGGATAGGTCGAGCGGCGCGCCGTCCTGCGTCCCAGTAAATACAATGGCGTACTGGTCGCCCTGCATGATTTTCAGGCTCATAGCTACCTCCTTACTTTGGCGTGCCGACCTTGCACAGTACCACATAGCTGCCGCTGACGCGGGCGATCAGGACGCGGTTGCCCGCAGCGAAGGTGACATCCGGATTGCAGCGGTAGTGCTTCGCAGTTGCCTCGGTCTGGCCGGGGAAGATCAGCGAGACGCCGTCCGTGTACTTCGCGCCGATGGTCGCCAGCGAGAGCAGCGGCGATTCCTGCGGGCTCTCCAGCGTGGCCGTAAACAGATCCATCATGCAATCACCGTCCTTTTCGCTGTGTGCTGCATCATCTGGCCGGTGGCCATGGTCAGCGACCAGCCGGTCTCCTCGTAGATTCCAGCCAGTTCTGGGTCGTCGATGGAGATGATGTCCCCGACGCCGTGCCCCGGCTCGTTGAGTGTCTGAAATGTGATGGTTCGCGCCGCTAACATGGATTCATTCCGGGCGCGGTCTGCGGCGGCCTGAAGCTCATCCTGACTTGCAATGTTGTCCACACGCTGCACATCCACAATGCGCATTTTGCGTTTGAACGTGGACGTGCTGGACGTCGGGGACTCGTTGACCGCCGTGGCCACCATGTCGGCATCGAGATCCGGATTGCTGCAGATTCGGACAAAGACGTTCGGCGCGTTGAAAATGTCCGTCTCGTCATTGTGATCTGGCCCGATCGGCTGCGCGTGGACGACGTCGTTATAGGAATAGGCATGATCGATGCGGTCGGCGCTGGGCTGTTCATACGGCTCCAAATGCGCGATTCCGCTGCCGTCGAACCACACATCGCTGTAATTGATCTCGGCCAGCAGCTGATTGATAATAGCGAGGTAGGTCGTGCCGATCTCCCAGTCCTCGCGGTCGGTCTGGAGCGTGGCTGTGGACGGAGCCGCAATGACCAGCCCGATCCCGGCCTCCGTCAGCATCTGGCGGATCTTCGTAATGTAGGACGTGCCGGCGGCGATGTGCAGGATGTTCTCCGTACGCTGGTTTTGCAGCCGCCAGCAGCGGTCATAGGCCTCAATCTGGACGACCGTGTTGTATCGGTCGGTCGCGCGGCTCGGAGTCGCCGTCTGGAAGACGCCCAGCGGCGTCTCCACGCCGTTCAGCCGCATGACGGGCTGCAGCTCGTCTGACAGCAGATCGACCGTGTCGGGCACGTAGAACCGCCCGGAGAAGCTGCCTTTGATCTCGGCGTCCTTGTTGACCATGATGTTGGGGTTGTCGCCGCTGCGCCAATGGAGCCGGGTAAACTCGGCTCCGTTGCGCAGGACGTTGACGTGGTAGGAGACGTCACGAATCAAGGTCGATCTCCTCCTTTCGGTCGATCTGCTCGATGGTGAAAGAATAGGTGCTGAAGAAATCATCGGAGCTTTCCGAGATGCTGGCCGGGTAGCCGATGGTCATGTTGCCCTCCGGCGTCTTGCAGCAGGTCAGGTGTCCGAGCAGTGCCCGGAGAGACTGCCGCTCCGCGTCGTCCGCGCAGACGCAGGTGATCCGCAGCGCGCGGGACTTAAATTCGCTCCGCTCCGCGACCGGATAGGTGTGGCCGGAGAGCTGGACATATTGGATGTCCTGGGACAGGCTCAGACCCGTGCTGCGGTGCGCCGAGGAATCGTAAAGGAAATGCAGCCACTCGCCGCGCTCCATGTCGTAGAGTCGGACTTTGTCTGTGCGGACCGTGACCTCCACGGCCTCGGACAGACTGTAATTGTCGCTGTTGTCGTAGCAGCCGCGCACCTGATAGCGCACACCACCAATGCTGGCTGCATCGGTGTGGCTCGGTTCCGTGACCTTTGCGATGGCCACGCCGTCCCGGTAGACCAGATAGTAGTCAAAGCTGCCCGGCGTCCAGCTGAGCGCCGCCTCGATGCCGCCCTCGGCGGTCAGCGTGATCGCGCCGCCCGGTACGTTTGTGACCGGGAGCGCCGCCGTGCCCCACGGTGACCAGAAGCCGTATTCGTTCTGCACACGGACACGCACCGTGTAGCTGCCATCGGCCAGATAAAATGGGGCTTTCCACGTCTTCCCGGTTCCGAAGCGCGTACCGGAGGCATAGACGCCATCGATCTCGACTTGGTAGGCTTGCTGCTCATCCGACTGCCAGCGGATCTCCGGGCGCGGCTCTGTGGACACGATAGACACGGGTGGTGTTGCAGGGGCGGCCAGCACAATAAACTGTGTAGCGGCGCTCCATGCGCCCGCAGCACCCTTGGAATTGTACGTCCGCACGCGCCAGTATTTTGTGCCGGAGGTAAACGTCCCGGCAGGAGCCGTCCATGTGTTGGCCGCGCCGGTGACAGTTGCCAGCGCCGTCCATGTGCTGCTGTCTGTGCTCTGCTGCAATTCGGCCTTCGTTTGGGCCGTGCCGGTCGAAATGATGTGTTCCCACTTGAACACGTTATCAGATGCTCCGTCGAGCACGGCCCGGTCAGGCGCAACCGCAACGGCTGTGGATTCCACGTCGGTCAGCGAGAGTGTCATCCAATCGGAGGTCGTGGTGACGCCGCTGTTCGCGGTCACGCTGATCTGCCACTGGATGCTGTCGCCGGAAAAAGTATTCGCCGGGATGGTGATGGAGGTGGCCGTGCCAGGCACGTCGATCTCCTTGACTGTGTCGGATGCAGATTTGCGCCAGCGGAATTTTGCAGACGTGCGCGAAACGTCTGCATAGCAGTACCCATTTACAGATTCACGCCAAGAGAAGGTGTTGGAATTTGCAGCAACAATAGATCCGCGTGACGGGGATGTGTTGCTTATTGCAAGCCCTACGGTTTCGTCGGTATAACGGAACGTCGCGTATGGTGGATTACTGCTTCTGGTTGACTGAAATGCCCAGTAATAGTTCGTTGCAATCATGATCCCGTACTTCAGCACGTAGGATGCAAGGCTTGTTGTAGAGGAGACAACCGTCTTATACCCGGCAGAACTTACATAGACGCTCAGCTTCGTACCGCCATAGCTCGGTTTATTGTTGTATGTTACTGTTTTTTCGTTGAATGGGCCTCGAAGATAATACCATGTAATGCTTTGCGCAAGAGTAGAAAAAGAAACTTGGTAATTTACATATACGGTTACATTTTCGATGGCCTTAAATCTTGCAGCTTCCGGAGGTGCAGCAAATGAAAATAAAATATCACTTAGTCCGTTTGCGTCACCAGCAACATACACAGATTCAGTGCTGAAATTTGTTGACGGGAATGATGCGCTAATACCTGCACACTGTGCACCTGTAAGCGTAATTTCTGGCATTTATGTCCCTCCCATCCGTACCACTCTGCGGCGATCCTGCACGATGCGGAGGATGTCCTCAAACTCCCGCACCGTGTGGGCGTCGATCGTGATGTTGTAAGTATCGCCGCCGGTCTGACGCGTTTCCTGCGCGGTCAGGATGCGCGTGCCCTGCGGCAGGATCGCGGTCTCTGCGCCGTGCTCGCTCAGCAGCGTCCGCCCGCCGGGAAACCAGTCTGTGCCGCTGGCGTTTCGAGTGTAACCCATGGCCTGTTTCCATGCCTCGAATGAGCCGACAACGCCTCCAGCGTTCAGTTCTGACTCCCACTGTTCGCGCAGGTATGCATCACGGTTACCGTAATACTTGCCGTTGGCGTAATACGCGCCGTATCCGGCTGCGTTTGTGGCGGCGTTGGTGTCAGCACCTTCCCACTGTGCCCAAAGACGTTGTAGGTTGCTCGGCTGATTCTTGTTCATGCCAAGTCCTGTTCCGATTTTTGTAAACCCACTAGCCCATTTGTCGAAATGCCAGAGAGGTGTTGTGGCCAAAGTGACAAGGCCGGAAATCACTTGGAGTGTGTCTGCAATCGTCGCGACGACCTCCGACAGAGGCCGCAACGCTTTTGTGAGATTCGGAACAGCTCCATTGGCCAAGTCATCTGTCGGTGCGATGATGTTTCCAACTGTCTCAAGCAGCATGCCGAAAGAATCCACCAAGCCGGATTCCTTCATTGCCTGCCCGCCGTCCTTGATGAGCTTCGTGATCTTTTCATAAAATTCCGTGAGGTACGGGGCAAACTCGGCAGAGAGCTGATTTTTCGCGCTCTCCTGCGATTTTTGCAGGCGCTGATATGCGTCGTCTACCTCAGTCAGAGCCGTCAGCGCCTCGTTGTCCAGAACATAGCCCATATCATGCGCCTCGTCGGCGTACTTTTTCAGCGCGCCGCTGCCTGCATCAATCAACGGGTTCAGCTCCTGCGCAGACTCGGACATGAGATCCATGGCCAGCGCGTCCCGCTCCGTGCGATTCTCCATCTGGCCGAGCGCGTCGATCGTGTCGTAAAAGACATCCTCCGCACTGCGCAGGTTGCCATCCGCGTCCGTGATGGACACGCCGAGCTTGGCATAGGCCGCCGCTGTGGCCTCGTTGCCGTCCCGCGCCTCCTGCATCTTATTGGTGGTCTCTTTGAGACTGTCCCGGATGCGGTCGGACGAGACGCCGATCATCTCGGCGGCATAATCGAACTCCTGAAGACTCTCCACTGACTGCCCCGTGACGCTGGAAAACGTCTTGATTTCCTTGGCATATTCAGCACCTTTCTTCGTCATGGAAATCAGTGCTTTCTCAGCCTTAACCAGCGCAGCACCTAAAAGGCCTAGGCCCGTATAGGCTAGGGCCGTGCCCGCATGGATGCCATTGAGCGACGCCACAGCTTTTTTCGCAGCGTCCGGAAGCTGGATTCCGAATTTCCCAGCCACATCCGTCAGCGCGTCGCCAAGGCCGCGCATGACCTCGTCGTTGCCGGAGAACTCCTCCTTGAGATTGGCAAACAGGCCCTTGATGCCGCCGCCCTGTTCCTTGGTGTCGGACAGCGCCTTTTTCAACTTTCCAAAGGCGGTCGTCGTGCCGTCTGCCTCTCTCTGTGCTTTTTGGAGCGCGTCCTCGTTGTCCTTCAATGCACGCTCCATCTTGACCAATTCGGCCTGTGCGTTGTTGAGCTGCGTTTTCCAGCGATTGGTGCGCTCGTCGGCTTCGCCGTAGGTCTCGGCTGCAGACTGGAGCGCCTTTTCAATCTGCTCGATCTTTTCCTTCTGCTTCAGGATCGTGCGGTCGAGGATGTCGTTTTTCTTGGTCAGTGCTTCGACGCTGTCCGCGTTATCCCGAAACTGCTCGGACGCGAGATTCAGCTCGGATTTCAGGACGTTCAGGCCGCTCTTGATCTCGGCCAGCGCAGCCTTGTATTCCCGCTCGCCATCCAGTTTCATTTTTGTGTTGATACTCGGGGCAGCCATCAACCGCCACCTCCCATCAGATATGCCGACAACGACAAGCGGGCGGGCTTCTCCAACTCCGCAGGAGCCTCAGAAACGACACGCCGGCCCGGTGCGCCCATGAGCCTAAAAAACTCACGGTAAAGCGCTACGCACCGCGCCGGCGTCATTGCCCGCCAGAAAACGGCCTCGTCGTTATGCAGGACATTGATCCAGATATTCAGATACCAAGCGAAGTTCAGGCCGTCGCTGCCGCTTCCTTGGTCTCCACGTTTTTTGTTTCTTCTTCGGTCGGCTCCGCCTCGTCATCGTCCGGAGCCATGACCGCTGCGAACAGCAGGCCGAACACATCGCCCTGGATGCGGCGGAACTCCTTCCAGCTCACCGCACGGCCGATCTCGCGATCCGTGACGGAGAGATCCAGCCCGGCAGCGTTCGCGGCCTCGTTGACCAGCGCCGCGAGCAGCCGCGTGAAATTCCGGAAGGAACGCTTCTCATCAAGCATCTCATCCAGTTCGCCGGCCGCCTGAAGATCTGCCAGCACGTTGAAATTGCAGCAGAGCTGGAGCGTGTGGCCGCCATACTCAAACGGCAGCGTTTTCAAACGGAGATCCATGGTTTATCCTCCCTCCGTGACGACGGTCGGTTCCGTCGTGAAGCAGGCGTCGAGCCATGCAATGGCCTCGGCCTCGGTGTCAAACGAGTCCCACTCCATCAAGTGGCCTGCGTCATCGACCAGCGCTTCGCCGGAGGTCGTCGGCGTCTGGAAGTTGATCTGCTCGCCCATGGTCTGGAGCGTCTTGCTGGGCGGGCCGAACAGCGTCTTGTGGACGAAGATCGCCGTGAACTTCTCTACGCCGTCGATCATATCCGGCGCATAGAATCCGCTGCCGACGTACTGGCCGGTCGAGGTCTTGCCGTAGGCCATGCTCTTCACGGTCTTGGGCGAGCCGGAGCCGACCGAACGGCTCAGCTCATACGCTTTGAAAAGCAGCTTCTGCGTCTCGTCCGGGATGTACTTCACGCCCTGGCTGACCGTCAGGCCCGTGACCTTCTTCATGTACTCGGCCAGCGCGGACTCGGCATAGAGACGTCCCTCCGCGAACTTGAGTTCGAGGTTCGCCGTCATTGCGTCGCCCATGGACATCGGCGTGTCATAACTGATTTTCTTCTGCGTTTTGTCGTAATTGTATTTCGCGACCTTCATGCCGCGAAGATCAAATTCAGGCATGTCATTCTCCTTTCAGAATGTCGGCAGCGACGTCGGACATTTTGTCGTTGGCCTGCTGCCAGGTGTTGTGTACCGCGGTCGACCAGTAATAGTCTGCCGGGATCTTGCCGCCGGTTCGCCGGCCGTAGTTCAGCACGAAACCCTTTGTGCCGTACCGCTGCCCACGTTTGTCCTTCCCGTGGATCGTGACAAACATATACGGGACGCCGTTTTTGTCCTTCCGAACGACGCGGGCTTTTGTGATATGCCGCAGCGTCTCACCGGTGCGCCGCTGTCGGCCGGGGCTGTTATGTCCGGACTCCACAAAGGCAGATTTTACAGAGGTCAACATGATCTCGGAGCCGGCTGTCAGCATCCGCTTCACGTTCTCGTCGGTAAACAGATCGGCCTTATTCAGCTGCCGGATGGCCTCTTCAATGCCGTCGGTCTCCATCTGCGCCATCAGATCACCTCACAGGGAATGTCCGTGTAGTAAGTGGCTGTCTCGACGTCGTAGGAGTGCTCCGGCATCTGCATCGCGATATGCGCATCCGCCAAAGCCTTTGAGACTTCGGCGGGGAGCGTATCATCTTCGGTTTGCGTGGCCACGGTCACAACGGCCTGATAGATCGTGGCGAAGGGGCGGCCGTTGGCGTAGGCGTAGCGCTCGCCGGTCGGCGTCCAGACCAGATAGCGGAGCAGCTGCACACCATCGTCCGTTGTCTCTGGGGCCTGTACCTTGTAGACCGCATCCGGCAGGACGGTCTTGAGCGCGTTTTCAATTTTGGAATAGCTCATATTTCCCCTCCGGTTCCGCAAGGCTTAACGTGTTGATGTCGAGGCCGTCGGCGTCCTGTTCGCGCTGCGCCTGGTCGATGCGATAGACGTGGCCGTCCTCCAGTGTGCAGTATTGGTCAGCCTCGATCGGTGCGTCGAAGACGCTGCGCGGCATGGACACCATGCGCACGAGCTTCTGCCCGGCCTGCTTCCCGGCGTAAAACCGGGAGGCGTACACCGTGCGCTCGCAGTAAAAGTGCTGGCTGACGGCCTTGAGCTTGCGCACGGCAGGAGACCGACCAGGGAGCAGCGTATAGATCGTCAAAATCTTGTCGTAGATCATCCGCCGTCCCTCATTTTCTCGTGGCACAGCCGGTCCTTGATCATGATGTCAAGATTCCGGGGGAGTGCCGCCCGCTCGGTGTTGCCGCGGGCACGATACATCCACGCGGCCACGGAGCCGACCAGCATGTCATCCTCGTCGCTGTCGTCCGTCAGCGTGATGCCGCGCCGACGGACAAAGGATTCGGCTGTGGTCAGCAGACCGCGCATATAAAGCTCCTGTTGATCAGCGCACGACAAAATGCCAAGATCAACCATCATGTAAGTCAGACGCAGGTCTGCTGCCATTCCACAGCCTCCTCTCTTACGCCTTGGCGGTCACGCTGCCGGAGCCAACGGCCACGGCCTTGCCGTCCGCGTTGACCTCAACGACGGTGATGGTCGCGCCGGTCGTGGCGCTCTTGACGGTTTTATTCGCGGGCAGATCCGTCCAGCTCTTATCGATGGTCTCGCCGTTCGCCACAGGCACGGCCTGACCTCCGACCTGGTATTTCAGCGTGCCGGAGCCGTTGCCGGCCACCGTTACGGTGCTGTCGCCGGACGCGCCGGTGCCGGCTGCCGTCGTCACGATCAGAGTGCCGATCGCAGTGTTGGCAAGGTCCTTGCCAAAAGTCGTAGTCGTGGCCGGGGTTGCGTTACCGTAGTTTACAACCACAAACGCTTCGCCGATGGCAGGCTTGCCGTCGCGGCGCTGGAGGCCCTTAAAACAGGTCTGATTCTGAAGCCACCGTACGTTGGTGTTGGATTCGATCAGCGTGCCCTCGCGCTCGACCGAGCGATAAAGGCTCATAAAGCCGCCTGCGATCTCGTTGTCCGGCATGACTTCCCATTCAACAATCTCGCCACCAACGACAGGCATAGTGTTGTTGACACCAGCGACCATGGCCGCTGCGGAGTTGTAGGCCAGCGCACGGGACATCAGATCAAGATGGGTTTTGCGGTTCATCGTCCAGATGACCGTACCGTTGGAGTAGTCCGGCTTGGCCACAGCCAGCGCCAAGACCAGCGGCTGGAAGAACTCGACGCCGGTCTTGGCGGAGAGGTCGAGTTTCAGAATGTGGCTGGTATGCAGGTCGGTAAAATCGCCCTGCTGCGCGCCCCACCATGCGGGCTTCGCGGTTGCGGCCAGACGGGTCAGGATGCCAACGGGCATCTTTTCGCCGGTGCCGAACCAGATGGACTTATCGATCGCTTTTGCGAGCGAGGATGCGAGTGCCTGAAGGATGGTCGATGCAAGCTGCAGGTCACTGTCATCCATCAGCAGCGAGTTCGGGACAGCCATATAGCCGCCGACCATGTAGCCGTCCATCGTCAGCTGCCAGAAGTCAATGTCGAGCTCGTTGAGCGCGTCGGTCATTTCGGTCCAGATGGCCTCCGGCGCAACACCGGCAACGTTCTGGCGCGTGGTGCCGCGGAAGCTCGTGGTGAAGCAGTAGCGCAGGAACTTGGATTCCTGATAGGTCAGATCGCGCAGGATCGGCAGGAAACCATCAGGGATGCCGAGTTCGCCGCCGTTTACGCTGCGCTGCTGACTGCGCGCCTCGCGGACGCGCTGCAGGAATTCTTTGACGGCGGGCTGCGCCAGCAGCGCGTCGCGCTCCTGATAGGTGAGGCCGAACCAGCGGCGCTCCGGGTTGTTGATAGGCATGGAATGATTACTCCTTTCGGTGTTGGTGGTTCCGGTCGGCTCTGCCGCCGGGAGACCAGATGCGGGCGGCGTCTGCGCTTCTTCCAGACTGCGGATTTCTTCGTTGATCTCGTTGATCCGTTCCTGCACACGGGTGATGTCCGCGGCGTTCGCGCTGCGCTCCTGCTCAAAAGCATTCACAGCGGCCTCAACGACGCTGCGCTCCTCATCTGTCTGCGCCTCGGCGATGTCATGCTCCAGCTCCGCTTCACGGGCCGCGAAGCCGTCGCGCGTGGTTTCGAGCGTCTGAAGCTCAGTCTGCAGCGGTGCAAGACGGCTCCGCAGCAGCAAAACTTTTAATGCCATTTACTGTGTACCTCCCAGTTTCTTTTTCATGGCGCTGCGCCAGGCCTCGGCGCGGCGTTTTTCGATTTCGGCCAAATCCTGCTTGCGGGCGCTGACGGACGTCTCCGTGTAGGCCGGAAACGTACAGACAGACACCTCATAGAGAGGATCGACCTCTTCAATTTCCCAGCGGCATTTTCCGTCGCCGAGATCCACAAAGGTTTCGCGTTTGATGTCAAATCCAAACGAGCACTGGTCAACGTCACCCCGCTGGACGCGGGCGTAGAGGTTCATGGCGTCAACGTCGTCCCGATTGATTCTGATGCTGCCCCAGAGGCCCCGCTCATCCTGCCGCAGCGTCAGCGTGCCGGCCTTCGTCCGGCCGAGCACAAGACTGGAATCGTGGTTGATGAGCGCCCGGACATCTCCGGAGACGGAATTGGTAAAAGCGCCCGGCTTTACGATCTCGCTCGCGCCTTCCCAAAGCGGGTATTCGCTGTTAAAGACGGAGAAATAGCCTTCGATGAACAAATCATCGTTGGCCGAGCGCGTCTGGAACTGCTGGGCTACGCAGCGCACCTGCCGCTGCTGGCGTTCATTCGGCATTGCCGTCGCCTCCTTCTAGTTTTTTCTGATTGCCGATCATACCGCGAGGGATGTAGTTTTCGAGGATGACCAGCTCGTTCAGGCCCTTGCGCGGGCTGAGGCCGAGCCAATCGCGGGCCTCGTTGCCGTCCATCAGGCCGCGGATGTACTGATCGTCGGCCACGCTGGCCAGCTCCTGCAGCGTGTAGCTGTAAAGCCGGCGTGTGGACATCTGGAAATACATCTCCTCGGAGATCAGCAGTTTTCGCGTCAGCTCCTGGCAGATGATGTTGGAGATCGTGACTGCTGTGGTGCGGATCATGTGGTTGTGCTCCGCGTCGGAATAACTGCCGACGCCGACCATGTACGGCGTCACACCGACCAGCGAAGCGACCTCGCGTTTGTCCAGCTCTACGCTGTCCTTGATGGCGAGATCCGTCAAACTCAGAGGTTTGACCTGCTGCACCTCCATCAGCTCTGCCGGGATCACCCACGGCTCGCCTGCGGAGCTGCCGGACATATACTGGTCAACCAGCCGCTTGCGTCCCGCCTCGTCGGCAAATTCATCCGCGAGCGCATCTACCTTGACGATCACGCTCGGCTTCCACTTGTCGGACATAAAACCCTTTTTCGTGGCGGCCGCCTGCCGGAGATTCGCGGTCACATCCCGGAGGCTGATCCGCAGGCCGATTCCCTGCCAGGGCTGTGCCGGGTCTGGCCAGCGTTTGAAATGGAGTACGCTGTCGGCCGCATATCGCCGTCCCTGCCACATGACATAGTAGGTCAGGCCGTTATCGTCGCTCAGCGCATACGCGCCTGGCATCGGCTCCAGCTCGCTCAGGAGGCCACGCTCCGTGTGCGGCAGGAGGAAGGCACTTCCGGTCGAGGTTGTTAGCATCGTCCAGACGATCCAGGAGATCAGATCCTTGCGCGTCCCGTGCCGCCACGGGGAAATGTCCATGAAGCGCGCCAGCTGATTGCGAACGCGGACGTCGCCGTCATCGGTGTTCCGCATGAGCTGGATCGTAGCGTTCGAGATGATATCAGCGAGGCCGCCGATGGCGGCGAGCACATCCGGGCTGTCGATCAGGCGCGTATAGCCGGGCACGGCCAGCGTATCAGCGTCGATCGCGCCGATCATCCATTTTTGCAGCGCTGGGTCCATCCCTCTGCGCTGCGGCTTCACTCTCAATCTGCATCACCGTCCTTGTCTTTCTTGTCATACCAGCCTGCCGCCTTATTGCTGGCGGTCAGATCTTCGAGATAAGCGCAAACCGCAAACACCGAGGCGTCAAAGAGGTCGATGCGGAGGTTTGGCTCGATTTTTTGATACATGACCATGTCGTCTGCCTTCTCAATGCCGGCAACGTTCTGTACGCAGTACTCATAGGGTTCGGCGTGCATGTAGTAGAGCGTTCCTTTCTTGGCGCTGGCCTCCAGGTAGCGGAAACCTTCGGATTTCCGTGTGAACAGCTGCGGCTGATCCTTGATGGGGAAGCGTTCCTTCTGCATCTCGACGAAGTATTCGCGGCAGAATTTTCGGTCGTGTCCGATGCGGCGGATCTTAAACCCATCGGCGCGCAGTTTTTTGTACCATTGCACCACATCGTGGTGATTTGTGACCTTGTCGTTTGTCATGTCCAGCCAGCCGTCCTCCTGCCAGCCGAACAGCGGGATTTGATCCTGCTGTGCCTTGACGATGGCGGCCGGCCGCGGGAACCATGCGTGCGAAATGATAATGTCCACGCCTTTGTAGTGGCCGAAGAGGCAGCCGGCCGTAAGGTCGTGCAGCTTCGAAAGGTCTGTGCCGCCATACCAACGGATAGGCAGCTTCGCGAGTTGCCGATAGTTCCAGTCGTACTTCTCGTCGCTCTTGCGGAACTCTTGGATGTCAAACCATGCCTTGATCGCGTTCGTTGTGACGTTCAGCGATTTATTGAGGAACTCCGGCCGGAGCGCCGGGTTTTCAGCGGCCATAGCCGCGTCGTTGATCATGTCCTGCGGGCGGATGGAGTAGCCCCAGCCCGGCGAGGCTGCTTTCAGCACAGCCGGATCATGCAGGTCAACGTCGCCGTTTTCCAGTGTCGGCGCGGAGCAGAGGAAGCAGAAGATGCTGTCCGCTGCGTTACCTGTGACTGTCCCACGCAGGATCTTCCGGCAATAGTCCAGATGACCGAGCAAAAAGCCTCTGGCATTCGGGCCGTTGGATGAGATCACGATGACGAGCTTGTTTGTGTATGCCTTCGTCGCGTCCTTCAAGATCTGATACTGCTGCGGGCTTTTGTAGGTGTGCGCTTCGTCCGCGATGACGATGTTGCAGTTAAAGGAGTCCTGCTTATCGGGATTCGCGGCCAGCGCATCGATGGAGACCATGCCGCTACCGATATCGCCGGAGATCGACCGCTCGGCATTGTTGTCGATGACGCGCAGCCCCTGCACAGGATCGTCGTCCGTCGTAATTTGCAAACGAGCCAGGTTGTATTTGAGGAAATTGAAAACCTCTTTCGTCTGCCTAAGCGCACCGCCTACGGCATAAACCTTGGAACCGCTGGCTCGTTCATGCAGCGCCAGCGCAAACGCGAGCGCTGCAGCAAAGGTCGTCTTGATGTTTTTCCTAGGGATGAAGTCAACAGCCTCCTTGAAGCGCCGGATGTTTGTCCCTGGGGTATAGAAGCCGAGAAGGTTGTAGACGATGAACTTGTGATAAGGGAGAAGCAGGAACGGCGTGCCGCGCAGCGGCGTTGCGTCCAAAAATTCTCCCTGCTGGTGGCAAAGCATCGTCTCGATGATGGCGATGATGTCGTTGGCCGGTTCCGTGCGGAACTCCCATTTTCCACGGTCGAGGTCTGCAACGTATCGCTTGCAGGCGAGCACAGCATCCTCGCACAACCCGGACTCTCCGGACAGGACGGATTCCACGAAGGAGTCCACCTCGCGCTGATACTGCGGGCCGTGCTCAACAGCGTGGTCGTGCGCTGCGGCAAGCATTTGCTCGATCTTGCTGTTGCCGAGGGCTGAGGGCTGAAGCTTCGACCTTGCCTTATTCAGGCCGGTCGGCGTCAGGCCGAGCTGATTGCGGAGTGACTGCACCGTCGCGCGCAGGTCTTCGACCGCCGTCCAGTATGGGCTTTTGGCCGTGTACTCCGCGCCGGTCTTGTTGACCATGGTGCAGATCCGCTGCCCACCCTGCTTTTTCCACTCTTTCTCTGCGCGGGAGAGTTCGCGTTCCGTCTTGGCCAGCTGCTTGATCGTCGGTTCGAATATCTCGTTGTAGGTTCCAACCAGTTCCATGTCCTTTCGGATCATGTCCTCTCTGGCCAAGTGCTCACCTCCCGCATGCCGGAGACTCTGCCAGGCCCGGCGGCTCCGGGCCCAGTTAGGAGGATCTGAAGAGGCAATGGCGGCGTTCCCAATGTCGCTGCTGCCTGGCACAGCCTCCGGCGTTTCGCGCAGGCGCGTCGTTTGCGCCCGCACCGCATGATTCAATTCTCGCGCGCACCCGCACGCCTCGGACCTCTTGCTTTACCCCCTCCGCCCGTTTTCCCGCCGTCGGAAAAGGGGCCCACTCCGGTGCTTTGGTCAGAACGGCGGCGGCGCATCTGGAGGGGGGATCACTCGCCGCTGCCACGCGAGGCCGCGATCGGTCAGCTTGCCGGTCACGCGGTCGTGGAAGCTGTTGTGCGCTGCCTGACTCACAGCGATCAGATTCCAGCCGCACCATTGCCAGCCGGGGAAATCTTCCACCGGGTAGACGTGGTGGGCAACGGTCGCCAGCTCGTTCCTGCCGAACCTTGCGGCCTCTCGGCATCGGTACTTGTCACGCCGGAGCACCGCGTCGCGCAGGTGCAGCCAGCGTTTGCTTTTGTAATCCATGGACAAACAAAAAGCGCCATGACCTCACGACGGAGATCATGGCGCTCATGCCATCCGGCTATCACCTCGGGTGCAAAACAAAAGCGCCAAACGATTCTCCGTTTTCACGGTCAAATCATTTGGCGCTGGCACTAACTCGATGGTTTTGGCTCTGGCTCATATTCACGATCGACTCTCGCTTGCACAGCTTGCAGTACAGCGGGAAGTCTGTCAGCACGGTCGTCGGCCGCACACGCTGCTGCGTCGGCCGCCCGCACAACGGGCAAATCAACTTCCCGTCTGCTGACACTAACAGTATATCACGCCGTTTCTCAGATTGCAAGTCCTTTTGTCGCTCCTTCCCAGTATTTATATATTGTTTCAAGTCAAAATATAGATATTAAGTTTGCAAAGCCGGGATTTCGAAATCGTAGGTCACGAAGGTCCCGTAACAGTTTTCGATACGTTCCGGGAACTTTCCACCCTCGAAGGCCGAAGCGCCTGGCGGCGGCGAGTAGTGCTCGCCCGGTGCAAGCTCAATGTCGTGCCGCTCCGGCTGTACCAGCCCGATACTTGGTGTCCACATCCGAGCGCCAACCCGGAGTTTGCCGGTCTTGCGCGGCTCCTTGGTCATGTACTGCGCGACGGCTCGATAGCCGCCGAACTCCTCAATGGTCTGCACATCGACAAAGCCCTTGCCCCACAGCTCGCGGAATAATGCGATGTCGTTGCCCGGCGCGCGTTTGGTCACGAAATGGTGATGAATGCGATGGTCGCCGTGCAGTCCCTCCATGACGTACACATAATCAAATGGAAGAGATTCTGCCCGGCGCGCCTGCCGCAGCCTGCGGAAGTAGGCCGGCTGATTCTTCCGAGCCGTCTCATAGTTCGGTGGGAGGAAGTCCTCATCGTATGTTAACGTCACGAACCAATCATCCAGTGCAAAGTTTGCATAAAGCAGAAATTCCAACCGCATACACGCGGTCTTGATGTTGACGGCCTCCCGTACAAGGCTGGTCTCAAATTGTTTTGATGCCCGCGTTCGCTTCTGCTGCGGCGCGGACGCAAGCTCGATCGCGCGGAATCTGGTTCCGGCTCGCAGCTCTATCACTCGGCTGATAGTATCGCCCCTTTCTCTGTGAAGTCTGCCCGGAGAGACCGGGCAGACTATATCATCCGGCTGATCCTTCCCCGCCGCGGCAATGGCATCCCGTGCAGGCAAAAGTCCAAATCATTTATGGTTCGTCCGGATTGATACCGATGGGAAGCCCCAATGAAACGGCAGGACAGGAAGCGGCTGAACAGGAAACAGCGGCCTCGCGGTGGCGAATTTGTCCCGGTTCGTGGTGACTGGTAATATACGCATAATTCGGTTTGCTTCGTTGCGGCTAAGACCGTTAGCCATCAGCGACTTACGGCATCGCTTCCGCGTCATCTTCATAAACCTCCGTTTCTTCTGATTGCAGCGCATCCAGCACCGCTTTCGAGCGGCGATACAGGCTCCGCGCCTTGAGCCAGACAACAACGCCCAGCGAGATCCACTCGATCAGCGCCAGCAGATTCAAAATATCAAGGATCATCTTCAATTTCTCCTTCCTCTCGTTTTTGCCCGTGGCTGCAAAAATCATTTGCGCCTGTGGTGTGAGGCCCATTGTATATGCAAAACCACGACTCATGCACCAGACTGCCGAATTGAAAACCGAGATCACGCCCACACTCGCAGTCCTTGCATCGCACCACCTCAACAACGTCGGCGGCGGGCAGCTTCCTGATTTCTGCAAACGCCGCAGCGTAATCCCCGCACGTCCGCGTTGTAATTTCCATCGCCTCTGCGCGCCGGATATATTCGTCAGCCATTGCCATTCCCTCCATCCATGCGCGCCCCGCATCTGGGGCAGTAGTTGCCATCACGAACATGGTACGCCATTGCATACGCCTCGAGGCCGCAGCGGGAGCACTTCACAACGTCGAACTGCTCAGAACAATTATCGTGCCGACTATGTACCCACGCTCCATGCGCCACCGGCGCAACGTCGGCGGCTGGCGCACGAATTATATCAGTCTTAATTCTGTTGAGCATTTCATTTTGCGCAGGGCTTCTGTTCGCGCCTCTTTGCCTTTGCACGGCGCGCAGCGCATCCTCGCGCCGGATATAATCAGTCATAATACATATACTCCCTTCCGATTCTGTTTCGCATTTCATACGGCAGTGCAAGCAGCGGCGTGCATCTACTCAGGATCTCTGCTTTCAAAAGCCGCTCCGCCTGCCGCTTGGTCAGCCGCCGCTCTCGCTTCTTCGGCGGCAGCTCGCCTTTTGCCGCCGCAATAGCGGTCGGGTTGTGCTTATGTTGACCCATCATTTACCCTCCTGTTCCATGCCTCTTTCGCTTCCAACCTCGTTGTGAGCGGATTTGTGACGATAAACATGCCGCCGCACTGCTTGCATTTTATCGATTGCGTTTCTCCCAAAAACGCCGCTTCTCCGCCGCAGAACGGGCACGGCTTTAACTTATCCATTATCATCATCTCCACCCAAAATTCCGTCCGCACAGCGGGCAGTACCGAATGTTTACGATGTCCTGTGTCTCAAAGTCGCCGTTTGGAGCGCACCCAGCTCGGACGCGGAGCATCCCTTGCCGATTCAGTGCCATTTCAATGCCGCTGTATTCTTTGGTTTGATTCATCGGCACGAAGCTATTGTCTTTTCCACCGCAATAGTCGCATTTAATCATCCTTCTTGTCCTCCTCGGTCGGTTTTAGCCATTCACGAATGCGCATCCCGCATGAACAGCAAAGCTCGACTTCTCCCGTGTTTTCGCAATATGCGCCCCTTACGTTTACATACGTTGCCGAACTTGTAGGGTTTATTTCGGCTCCGCATCGGTCGCAGATTCTTTTTACCATCATTTGCCCTCCATTTCTTCAAATTAGAACTTGATCGGCTTTTCGTTTTCAACTACATTCCCGTAAACCACGCCCACCTTGTAGATGTAGTTCTCGCGGAGCTTGCGCGGAATCTCTGCAATATACCGCCGGAATGTTTCCAGAGAATTTGCCCGCTTGTAGTGGTTGCACATCCGGCAGGATGGCATGAGGTTTGAAATATCATCCGTTCCGTCATCTTCAATACCCCATGCTCTGAGTGGTAGAAAGTGATCGACCTGCATATCCTTGATGTCGATAGCCCGTCCGCAGTAGGCACAGTGGCCGTCATACTTCGCATAGACCGATTCCCGCGTTTTCTTGCCGAAGCTCATGCCTTTCCCTCCATTTCCGCCAGCGCCTTTTCAGCTCCCTCTTGGTTGAGGAACCAATCTATCCCGCATCTATCTCCCCATGCAGATTCAACAGGATACCCGCCAAAGTGTAAGACAACACGGCTTTTTGGTGTAATTGAAATTCCTTGCACTCTGACATTCGCAACGGTTTTGGATTCAATGTCCGGGATATACACTCTAGCGCCCACCTTACACGGCAAGACGATCACGCGCCCCTCTTGATCTGCCACGGCCAGCTCCCGCAAGCGCATCAGCGTCATGCCGTCGCCCATTCTCAAAATTGCGTGCAGATTTGCCGCATCCTCCGGGGATAGTCTGCTGTCCTCATAGGCTGCGAGACGGTCAACAAAATCTGCCTGGTACTGCACTCCGCTGAAATTTACCCGCCAGTATCCGTCTTTGAAATAAGTCAGTCGTTCCATCGCTCCACCTCCTCCTTCAACTCGTCATACAGTTTGCTGAACCGCTTGTTCCACTTCCTTAGCCCGAAGAAACAGTACACGCCCAATACGATCCACAGCCCGCTGGCGAAGTTTTGCAACAGATTTTCCATCACTCCACCTCCTTCGGCGGTTCCGGCAGCGGCATCCAGTGGGTGATGTCCACGGCATCATCCACCAAATCAGGATCATCTTTCCCGTATTCCGACAACAGGTCGAGGACTATGGGTGAATCCCAATACCAGCGTCCCCCGAAGAAACACGCAGTCCCTGAAAACGGAACTCCTTTTATTTTTTCGTAATACGGTTCCGGCACTCTGTTCACCCACACCACGTTTACAAGTTCTCGTTACTCCGGCAGCCGCTCTGTTACAGGAATCCACCGCTGCTTCTCCCGAAGCTCGTCAATCTCCTTCTGGTCGCGCTCGATCTGGTCGGCGGCCGCATACACCATTCGTATGCACTCGCCAATGTCACACGGGCACGTTACACATTCGTGCTTTCCGCAAAACCGCAGCGCCTTGACCAGTTCTTCCGGCTTCAAATTCATATTCATAACAGATCCTCCCGAAATTCTTCTAATACTTCCTGCCCTGGAAGCACATCATTTTCCATCCACCAGTTAAATATATCCAATCCATTATCGCCCCATCGCATCCCGCCGTCCATCTTGCCCCGGCGTCGGCGTTCCTCCAGCATCCGATCAAATGCCCGGATATACGCCAGCTTGATCTTTGGGTATCTCTCAAATTCCATCTTCCGGTGCTTCCCGGCCATCGGGCAGCCGATACAGCCAACCCGTTTCCAACCGCAGGCGTAGAGTGGGTTCATCGTGATCTTTTGTTCGGCGCAGTAGCCGAGTACGTCTTCGTCTTTCCAGTCAACAATCGGATTGACTGTCCGCGTGCCTTTCATCTGGCAGTTTTCCAGGAGCATTCTTCGCTCGTCGTTATCATCCATGAGGATGATCCGCTTGTCTTTGTCTTTGTTGATAGTCTCCATAATTCCACGCGACGCTTTCCGCCTTGCGGATTCTGCCCAGCGGACGCCGGTTGCGATAAACCGCCCTCTCCCTCCGGTTTCCTTGAGTTCAGCGCAGCAGTAGCGCACAAGCCGTGTCGGCGGCATGAGCTTACGCGGGATAAGATTCCACATGGTTGTGTTCGTTCCATCCGGCTTTTTGTGGGTATCGATGGTGCATTTCACCCCCCCAAGTTCCAACTTCCAGAACATATCTTTCACGTGCCGTACCGTTTCCGGCGCGTCCGCTGTTGTCAGCGAGTGCAGCGCCTCAAACGGAATGCCGCTGTTCTGCACCAGCCTGAGCAGGCAGTCGGAATCTTTACCGCCAGAATAGGTAATCACAAGCGGCTTCTTGTAGAGCCTCTGGCTCATGTCGGATGCAAGCCGCAGCCGCTCCATCGCAGTCTGCTCTAAATCCACATCAACCCCGCCTTTCTCAGCCGCTCCACGCTCTTACACCGCTTCTTCGCGTCCGCAGTGTAAGCGTCGCGTCTCCGTTCAACTTCTCTCACGTCTTTTCTCCCTCTGCAATTCTTCCGCCAATGCCTTGAAAATCGGATATGCCTGCTGCGGCACTACCGCGTTTCCGAGGCATTTAAGTCTGTCCACCTGATTGGGAATCCCATGAGCCACTCCATAAGGGCGGGGTTCGACTTCCCACCGCTTCCACAGGTCAGGTTTTTCCGCTCCTCCTCCGTGACGACCCCCGCGTCTCTCAGTGCCACCATCTGCCGGAAGTTGTGTGTTCCGCCGCACAGCGGCGCGCCCGTCGTTGGCCGCGGCCACGATAAAGATTCTCTCTCCCTTGTGCAGTCCGCCGACATCCCAAGCCGCAGAACTGTAAGCCCTTGCTTCGTAGCCGACGCCTTGCAGTTCGGAAAGGATTCCCGCAAGCGCAATTCGAACAAGTCCAGAAACGTTTTCACCGACAACGCAACGCGGGCGCAGCTCGGTGATAACTCGGAGCATCTCCGGCCAGAGGTATCGATCATCCCCTTTGCCCTTTTGCTTTCCAGCCACGGAGAAGGGCTGGCATGGGAATCCGCCGGAAATAACGTCAACTGTTCGTAGGCCTGTCCTCTCATAAAAACTCTCCTTCGTCAAAGTCCGGATGTCACGCCAGCGCGGCACATCCGGCCAGTGCTTTTCCAGCACTTTTGTTGGGTAATCTGCAAATTCGCATTGCCCAACGGTTGTAAATCCTGCCCATTTCGCAGCAAGATCAAGTCCGCCGATACCCGAAAACAAACTCAGATGCGTCATTTCAGCAGCCCCATTCTTTTCAATCTCGCTACACTCCGTGACCGCTTTTCCGCGTCCGCAGTGTAGGCGTCGCGGCTCCGCTCAACTTCTCTCGCCCGATATTCCGCCTGTTTTGCTTCCTCGTATTCCAGATACGGCGCGCACCTGGCGTGACATTCCGCTGACCGCCCCGGACAGTCCCTCTCACACGGCGGCTTCATGGCAATTCCTCCACATATCCCCAGCTCTTGGGCGGACGGCGAATTGTATTTTCACATTCCGCGATGTTAATGCTTCCGTCTGGGTTGTAATCATATCTCTGGAACGAACACGCAATCCTACGTGACGGGCACGACCCATCATCATTTTTATACCTGCAAGCAGCCGTGAACTCTCCCAGCTCCTTCGGCTCATCGTAGATATTCAGGTTTGAAATGTGCCAGCCGTATAGCGTTTGGCCGTTTCCGTAGTTCCAAAGCGCACCATATTCAAGGCACGTCTGAAAGACATAATCGTCGTCGATGTTGTAAATGCCGTATGGTTCGTTTTCAGGAAGGATCGTGTCGATTCGATCACATACAAATTCACCGATGACCTTGCCATTCCCCCGATATGCTCCGCCGCATTTAGCAGCCTTGAAAACATCCGCTATTTTATCAGGATGGAGAGACCGTTCTCTTTCCTTCAAAATCCAAAGCATATCAGCGCTCTGCGTGCAGTAGATGTAGCACCTGCCCGGCGTTTCCATCTTCGGCCGCGTCTTGCGAACCTCGATGGTCTTTTCTCCGGACGCGATTTTCTCGCACCATTTCGGACGGATGCTGATTAAAACTGCTTTACTCATCCGTGATTACCACCCTCATGTAATTTTCATCGTGGAAAAAGCTATGCCCGTTGATCCGCACACAGTCGCCGTTCCAGCTCGTTATGCGCTTCATTGTCAGCCTTTCCTGCTTCCACGAACGTATCTGGTTGGGCACGGTACAATTTTACAGGGGGCATACTGCTTGGAATGCCATAGGGGCCGATTATGAGTTTGACCCAATCGTTAAACGGCTCGCCAGCCCAAACCTGCTGACCGTTCATCTCCACAAGCTCTTGCAGAGTCAAAGGCTCATTCATGGCGTGGACTCCTTTCCAGTTTTCGGGCCGCGCAGAGGCGAATTATCGCGCAGCTATACGCTGACTGCGTGCTGTTGTGCCGATACGGGCACAGCAGGTTATAACATTCCGTCCCATGAGATGGCGGCGGGAGTGTCCGCCGCTTCTTTTTTGCCATCATGCCTCCTTTTCGACCAGCGCCGACATCTTTGCCAGCGCGTCCCGGCTGAACCGGGCCAGTTTCGCGGCCTTCTCCGCGTCACGAGTCTTGATCTTCTGCATCAGGCCGCAGGCGCGATTGAAGTTTTCCTGCACCGCCTGAAAGAAGCTCTGAAAGACGGCAATGTCCGCGTCCGACTGGATCGCCCCTGCCTTCTGAAGCTTCTCGGCGTTTGCCTTTGCGGCCTCAAGCTCGGACTGAAGCGTCTCGACGCGGTGCTTCAGCTCATCGGCACGGCCTGTGCTGTTTTTCAGATCGGCCATGGCCTTCGCAGCCTCGGCCTGAAGCTCCGCCTGCTTCTTCTCGGCCTCCCTGCGGCGCTTTTCCAGCGCAGCGACGTCGGCCTTGTGCTTTTTCTCCGCCTCGGCCAGCGCATACGCAACGGCCTTTTCGATCTCCGCCGGGTCTGCCGCCTGCACGGCGACCTCGACCGGCCGGTTTTCCAGTTCCGTGATCTTCGCTGCCTGCGCGTCGGTGCGCTCCCTGAGCGCTGCCGTCTTTTCTTTCTCCGCATCGAGGGCGGAGGTGATGTCGGCCAGCTTCAGCGCCGTGCCCTCACTGGCCGCGCGCTCGGCCTCCAGCTGCTTCCGTGCCTCATCGCGTTCCCGAATGGCCTGTTCCAGCTCGCGGGCGGAAAGATTCTCCGCATCGACCGCCTCGGCGAACTCTTCGCGCTCCTCTTCTGGCACGGCCAAAAGCCGCAAAGCATTGGAAACGCTCAAATTATTCAACGTTGAATAATTTGCTTTTTCGCCGTATTCCCTCGCAATCCGCATGAATCGATTTGCGGCGGGTTGCGAAAACTCCGTTTCGTTTTTCAGGAAATCCAGCCATCCGCCGTGGCCGACCATGGCCTTCGCCTCGGCAAGGCGCTTGCCGATCTCCACACCGAACCAGACCGTCATGCACTTGGCCTGATGGGACAGATAGCGGATCTCGCTTCCGATGGTCTCTGCCGTCCGCGGCCCTGTTTCCGGCAGCGTCATATCTTTCGGTGCAGGTGCGGCGTCCTGCAAAATACGGCTCACATCAAACGGCACGGTCAACGCCTCCTCTCAGCATATCGTCCATTGTGACGGGCGGCTCCAAATACTCCTGCACAAAGCTTCGGTAATCATAGCCGGCGGCGCTGCGCGGGGAATAGATGGCGATGGGCTTGCGTTCGAAGGTCATCTCGTCGACCTTGTCAGTGCGGCGAATGACCGTCTGAAATACCGGCAGCAGGCCGCAGTCGCGGAGACTGCCCTCGGCCTCCAGCACGACGGGTACGTTGCGCCACATCGTGATGAGCGCCCCGGCAACGCGGATCTTGGGATTGATGCGCTGCATGTTGTCGATCTGGCGGCTGACATTGGCCAGCCCTCGGATGGAAAAGGCGTCGAGCTTGATCGGGATGATGACCTCATCCGCAGCCAGGAGTGCCGCGGCGCTCGCTGCATTAAAGGCCGGCGGGCAGTCGAACAGGACGTAGTCGTACTCGTCATCCTCACCGATCGTGCAGCACAGGTCCGCAAGGACACGGCCGTTGACGCGCTGGCTCGTGATTTGGGACATATCCATGTCCATCAGCTCATCGGAGCCGGGGATCACGTCGACGCCGGGATAATCCGTTCCGGCGACCAGCTCCGAGACGTACGGTTCGAAGTCGCCGCGCAGAATGTCGGCCAGCGTGACCGTTCCCATTCCGGGCCGCACACCGAAGAACTCCGTCGCGTTGCACTGGCTGTCGCAGTCAACCAGGAGCACACGCTGTTTGTGATCGGCGGCCAGGATGTGGGCCATGTTGACGGCAGTGACGGTCTTTCCGACGCCGCCTTTCAGATTCAGGATTGCGATTGCTTTCATGTGTTTTCTTCCTTTCGTTCAAATGGGAAATCATCCGGGAGCGGTTCGCTTTTTGGAAGTTCCCGGAATTCCTGCATTTTCGTCTGTTGCTGCACTTCCTCGCGGCGCTGCTTGCGCTCGTTCGGCTTGTCGCTGAACGTCTGCATTTCGCCGTCGAAGTGGAGTTTGAAAGAGCCGCCTGCCGCGCCGGTCTTGATCTTGCCGAAGGTGATGATGCGGTCGGCGTCCTTTGCCTTTTGATCCTCGCGGAACATCAGCAGAACGGCGTCCGCATCCTGCTCAATCTGGCCGGTGCTGCGGAGGCTAGACATTGTCGGCGGCGGGATCATGCCGTCCTTGTTGCGCTGCGGCCTCGTCATCTGACTGAGTGCCACGATCGTCACACCACACTGGAGACCAAAGAGCTTGAGCGCACGGCTATTGGCGCTGACCCGCTGGAAATCCTCCTGTTCCCAGCGGCTTTTCCCGCTGGCCGGAATGAGCTGGACATAGTCGATGTAGATCACATCGTAGTGGTGCGCCATCGTGTAGAGGCGGATGTCCGTGACCGTCATGCCGGCGGCCTCAATGATGTCGAGATTACGGCCCGTGAAATCTGTGGAAATGTAGGCCAGTTCGTCCCACTCGTTTTCGCCGAGTTTGTTGAGTTGGATGGTTGGCAGGCCGATCTGCGCGGCAGCGCAGACCATCGCGTCTGCCAGCTTCCCACAGTTTGTTTCATAGCTGAAGAACCCGACCTTTTTGGTTTTTGCCTGCTCTCGGGCCGTGTGCAGTGCAAGCGTGGTCTTGCCGTCCGAGGGATAGCCGCCGATGTAGATGAGGTCTCCCGGCTCCGTCCGGAGGTATTTGTTGAGCTTGGCAAACTTCCACGGCAGGAAGTCCGGCTTGACGGATGGATCGTGCCGCCGGTAGAAATCTTCCAGCGCCTGCGCCATATTCATGGCCCGGATGCCAGGCTTGTCGACCATGATGCGGTTGACCTGATCCAGCGCCGTGCGGATCTCGTCTTCGTCCTCCGCGTCGAGCATTGCGCCGGCTGCATCCTTGAGCAGCTGCAAGCGGGCCTCGCTCCGCAGGATACGGCAATACTCGCGGACATTGGCGGCGGTCGGCGTGACCGTGATGATCTGGCCGATCAGGTCGGTGTAGGCTTTTCCAGCCCGGTCGAGCACCGTCACGGCGTCGATCGGACGTCCCTCGCCAGCCAGCGCACGGATCGCATTGAAGATCGTCCGATACTGGCCGACTGTAAAATAGTCCTCCTTGATCGTCTCCATCACGACGGGGACGCAGCGCGAATCGATGATCATCGAGCCGAGGACGGAAGTCTGTGCGCTGATCAGCGCATCTTGTTTGCTGGCCATCACACAAACTCCACGCCGCTGAGATCCACGCGCCCGGCATTATCAGCAGGGACAGCCTGCCGGTTCTGCAGCAGCTCGTCATCCTTCAGCGGGAACAGACTCAGCCATTGCCGCTCGGTCGCCTTATCCAGCAGGGCGACCATGTAGTCCGGGTCACCGGCAGACAGCTTGACGAGCTTGTTCCAAAGCATGGCAGCAGCCTGCATGGACTTGACCGGCTTTTTGATCTCAACGCGCATCTGCAAAAACCGCTGCATGGCATCCACCAGCGGCTGACCGTTCTGCTCGCATTTATACAGGAGGGAGGCCGCAACGGCGTCAGCCGATTGCGGTTTTTCTTTTTCCTTTTTCTTTTTATTCTCTTTTTTATATCCATCCTTATATATAGACGGGGAAGTTTGTCCCCCTACCCGGGGATTTTTATCCCCGTACGTACCGGGACATTCGTCCCCGTACCCATCCTGCGAGGGCGTGATGGACGGCTCTGCCAGCACTGGCGAGATGTAGCGGATCTTGCCGCCGACCTTGCGGTTCGGCTCGATGCGGACGCGGATGTGTCCGGCCTCGGCCAGCGCCGACACCCATCGTTTGACCACGTCCTCGGAGCAGTGCATCGCCTCGGCGAGCTGCGCATTGCTGGGCCAGCAGTAGCCCTCGCGCCGCATCAGCGACGACAGCACCCCATAGAGGATCTTCGCATTGGCCGGGATGGACATATCATCCAGCACCGTGGCCGGGATGACCGACCAAAAGGCGCGAAAATCTTCGCTCAAAATCGATTCACCCCCTTGCAAAACAAACATTCTGATGATATACTGAAGATGCTTTCAAGTGTCTCGTTCACGGGATACGCAGTCGCTCGGTTGTTCGCAGCAGCCGGGCGGCTCTTTTTTTCTGCCCTTTTCATTCCGAATCCTCCGCATAGCGCAGCGTGTAGGCCGCCGCGATGATGTCGTTCAGCTCGTTCACGATCTGGTCATAGGCCGGCCGCTCGGCGGTGTCGATCACGCCGTCCTCTGCGATGCGCAGCAGTTCCTTGTCGCGGTTCCGGTCAGCAAAGCCGATGATGCGGTTGACCAGCTGGATCACGGCCAGCGGAAGCGGCTGACGCTTCATATCCGGCAGTACATTCAGGCTGTCCGAGATTTGCAAAAGGTGCTTGTACGCGAACCAGGTATCGCCGCAGGCATTGACCATCAGGCAGACATGATAGTTGTCCGGGATACGGTGATTGCCTTCCCAGGCCTTGACCGTCTCGACCGACACGCGCAGCACTTCTGCCCACTGCTCCTGCGTCTTATGTGCCTTTTTTCGACACCCCGCGCAGATATTGATGTATGCTTCCTGCATGGATTTCTCACTCCTTTGGTGGGATAATATCAGTGGTGGAGATCATGTGCCCTCCAAAAACCGAATAAATGAAGCACGGTTGATCTTGACTCGGTTGTTGACGCACAGCGTTTCAAATCCGAGCCGCTCCGGATGCTCACGAGCCATCAGCCTGATCCAGTGCGGATTGACGCCGATATACGGCGCGGCTTCGCAAGGTGTGATAAAGAACTTCTGGCAGCTCCGCAGTTCTTCCATCGTAGACATTCCTTTCGCTCCTTTCTCAAAATGCGCCGAGCTTTTTCAGCTCAATGATCCACCCCAGCAGCGCAAGCGCCGTCAGGGTCAGCTTGATCCACATACCGATGCGGTATCGGTGTTCCTCTTTCTCTCGATCGTTCATACGCGTGACCTCCGATCATAGTAGCCAGCCAGATACCGATCAATAAAATCTTCCGCGGGTTCTGCGGAGAGTTCTATTGCAGCTTCAGCAACCGAGCCCAATGCGCGGATTTTTTCCTCGGCCTCAGAGAGCCGCCGCTCTAGGCTCATGACCTTGCGCCGCAATCTTGCGTCCGTCATCCGCCCGCCTCCTTTCCGCCGTTGTAAAGATCGTCGATGGTGCAGTTCAGCGCCTCGGCCAGCGCCGGGAGCTGCGAGGCGCGCGGCATCTTTTCGCCGAAGCCGGCTTCGGTGATGACGTAATCGCCGTAGGTCAGGGCCATCTGGGTCGCCAGCACGGAGTTGCAGCCG